AATAAGACTATTTGAAAATGTTTATACAGCTACAACAGCAGGTACAACAGCAGGTACAACAGGACAACCCCAAATTAATCGCGCTTCCTTGGAACCTCGATAAAAAAATAACAAGAAATTAAATGAGCAATACCAACAGAGTTATAGGAACTAAAGTTCCAACACAATACACAAGAGAAGCTACACCGGGCTTTAGACTAGATTCTGGGCCGTATATTGGCGAAGTTAAAGACAATGTCGACGAATATAGGCATGGAAGAATTAGCGTATACATTCCCGAATTTGGTGGAGATCCCGACAATCCTGATTTTTGGAAAATTGTTAATTATGCTAGCCCATTTTTTGGAGAAGTCAATCCAAGGACCGGAGATGAAAAAACAGGCATGGACTCCAAGTATGGTCACACACTACAGTCTTATGGTATGTGGTTTACCCCGCCGGACATTGGTGTACAAGTACTGGTTACATTTGTTGCAGGCAATCAAAACCGCGGATATTGGTTTGCTTGTATTCCTCGTGCGCTGGCACATCAGATGGTGCCTGCAGTTGCTTCTTCGCCTAACTACCTTGAAACAAACGACATAGCAGGTGCCGCTAAAGCTGATTCACCGGTGTTACCTGTAACAGAACCAGTACTAGACAACTTGGGAATTAACGCTTTTAACAAGCCAGCGCCGGTGCATCAACCTCAAGCAGAGATACTGCTTAATCAAGGGCTAGCAACAGACTTATATCGTGGGGCAGTGACGTCAAGTTCTCAACGAGAGTCGCCATCTAAGGTTTTTGGATTTAGTACTCCTGGACGCCCTGATCCTGATCCTGCACTAGAAGCAGATGGTGCTACGCCTGTCTCAAAAGAAGAATTATTAAAGAAAATTAACACTGCATTAGAAGAAAAAGATGCTACCTTTGCTAATAAAATACATATTCCAAAAAAACGCAAAGGCGGGCATTCTTTTATCATGGACGATGGGGACGTTACCGGTGACAGCCAGTTAGTACGACTAAGATCTGCAGCAGGGCATCAAATTTTAATGAACGACAGTCTTGGTATAATCTATATCATTAACTCAATGGGCACCGCGTGGATCGAAATGACCCCTGATGGTAGTATTAATACTTACTCAGGGGGGTCTATAAATGTTAGAACCACCGGCACATTGAATTTTCATGCAGACGAAAACATAAAATTTCATGCAGGTGCTAACATTGTTATGAAAGCGAATTCTAGTGTTTTTATAAACGCTGATTCCAACACATTAGTAAAAAGCAAAGGCACTACTATAATTGACGGAAATAAAACATCTGTGGTTAGCGACTCTGATACAAATGTTTACGGCAGTAAGTTAAAATTAACTGCCGACGATAAAGTTACAATGACTGGTGGTTTTGTTAGTATAAGTTCAGGTGGTGGTGGAAAACCTGCTGAAGCCCCAGATTTGCCCACTCAGCAATTTGCAAGCACTACAAAATCCAATGGCGTTTGGAGAGGGGACAACGATAATATTTCTGAATCCATTGTTGATGTCCTGCCATCACACGAACCATGGACTCGTCCTAGTTATCAAGTGGATAAAACTGCTGTACTGTTAAGTGTTAAAGCAGCCGACGACAGCAATATAAGTCCTAATACTGGAATTAACCTTGGGTCAGCTCTTGGAACCCTTACACCTATAACTGGAATTACTGCAGCAGCCACAGGTTTACCACTTAATGTAGCTGGAATAGCAAATGTACTAGGAGCTGACAAATTGGTAACTGCTAGCGAAGTACAGGAATGGGGTAAAAATGTTCCTTTAGACAAGATAGGTAATTTGTCAGACGTACAAAAGCAATCACTGTATGCACAAATTGGTAAATTAGAATCTGGCTTGCGTTATAGCGTGACAGGAGGTATTAACAATACTGGTGGCGCAATAGGAGCATACCTAGGCGCATATCAGCTAGGAACTCAGGATCTAACTCGTATAGGCTACCTAAACTCTACAATTGCTAATAACTTACCAACAGCAGTTAATAACGATAGCGCATGGAATGTGGCAACTACAGGAGTTGGATCAGCAACAGCATTTTTAAATAACGCAGTAACGCAGCAGTCGGCATTTAACGAATTGATGAAACAAAAATACACAGACTTGGTACAGAGTAGCACAATTCAATTTAGTGATAAACCAGACATTGTGGCAGCAAAGCTGTTGGTGTCAAAATTAAGTGGTGATGATGCAGCAACCAAGTATTTTAAAAACGGGCAAGAATCGTTTGATGCCAATGGTACATCATGTTCTCAATACACCCACGCTGCTAGGCATGCTATAAATGTAGCAAACAACCTAGCTTTAAAAATTCAAAGCACAATAAAAGGATAAAGCACAATGCCGACGTATTTGGGATTCAGCAGCGAATATGGTTATAAAAACTTTAAAGTCACTGATTTTGAACTGGCATTACAGGACTTGATAAATCATTTAAACATCAAGCCAGGCGAAAAGCTAATGAATCCAAAATTTGGGTGCATAGTATGGGATATGCTGTTTGAAAATTTTACCGACGACGTAAAATCTGCAATTGTAGAAAATATAGCCGATATTATCGACCAAGAACCTAGGTTAAATTTAGACAGTATCAACGTAGTTGAGTACGATCAAGGAATACAAGTAGAACTGGCTTTGTCCTATATACCGTCTGCGTTGGCAACTAATCTAGTGCTGACATTTGACCAACAAGCAGACGGAATTTATGTTACTGGATAAATCAAGTACTATTTTTAACCCATAAATATTTAATTACTCCAGGATTTCAAACTTACAATGGCAATCTCAACAAGACAACAATCATTACTGGTAGCCGAAGATTGGAAGAAAGTTTATCAAACTTTTAGGCAAGCGGATTTTCAAAGCTATGACTTTGAAACTCTTCGCAAGAGCATGATAGACTACTTAAAGATATATCAGTATGAAGATTTTAACGATTTTATTGAAAGTAGTGAATATGTTGCGCTGATTGATCTAATTGCTTTTTTAGGACAAAGCCTGGCTTTTAGGGCAGATCTAAATGCTCGAGAAAATTTTATCGATACTGCTGAACGCAGAGACAGCATTTTAAGATTAGCAAAACTAATCAGCTACAGCCCTAAGCGTAACATACCAGCCACCGGGTATTTAAAAGTACAGGCTATCTCTACAACTGAAAACATTACTGATGCTGCCGGTAATAATCTTTCTGGTACGGTTATAAACTGGGCTGACATTGCCAACGACTCATGGCAAGAACAAATTAACGCTATACTTAATGCAGCAATGGTATCACCGCAGAAAATAGGACGCCCGGCTGCAGAAATTACTTCGGGTAACTTAAAGTATCAACAGTATCAGATACGCTTAGGCTCTACAGTGGCACCCAAGTATTCATTTGAAGCTAGCGTAAATGGCACTCTTAATAATTTTGAAATAGTAGGTACTACTATTGATTCAGGGGCGTTAAGAGAAACATACCCGTCAGTAAGAGGACAATTTGATTTACTGTATAAAAATGATGGGCAGGGAGCAAAGTCTGCCAATACAGGATTTTTTGTAAAATTTTCACAAGGCTCATTAGAGGGTATTGATATTAATATCACAGAAAGCCTTTCCAATAGAGTGATACCAATTGAAGTTAATGGTATTAATAATACAGATGTTTGGTTATTTGATTTAGATGCAAATCTAGCAAGTAGCACACTGTGGCGTAATGTTCCAGCAGTGGCATCTAGCAACATTGTTTATAATGTCACTACTGATTTTACTAAAAAGATTTATCAAGTATCTTCTCGAGACAATGATCAAATTGATCTAATCTTTGGTGATGGAAATTTCGCCCAAATTCCAGTAGGTGGATTTAGATTATACTATAGAGTATCAAACGGCCTTACTTATAGAATATTGCCGGCAGATATTCAAAGAATTCCTTTAACAATTGACTATGTTAGTAGAAAAAACAGAGTAGAAAGACTAACAATGTTGGTAAGTTTAGAATCCACAGTCACTAATGCTAGTGCTAGGGAAACCATCGCTGATATTCGTCAACGAGCTCCGCAGCAGTATTATACACAAAATCGCATGGTCAACGGAGAAGATTACAATATCTTCCCATATACTTCCTATGCTAATATTGTCAAGTCAAAAGCAATTAATCGCACCAGCAGCGGAGTCAGCAGATTCCTTGACGTCGTTGACGTTACTGGCAAATATTCAACTACTAATATATTTGGCGACGACGGCATACTGTATGTAGATAAAACTAACAAGTCCTTTTCTTTTACTGGCACTGAAACTTATGAAATTGAAAATCTAATTAGCTCAGAACTATTAGCTATAACCAACAGTAAAGAAATGCTGCATTTTTATTATACTAATGCAATAAGGCGCACTACGGACGTAGTTTGGAAATTTAGTTCTTATAGTACAAACAAGTGTACAGGATTTTTTAGATTACCTAATAGAGATCAACCGCAACCTATTGGCGTTAACTATCCTACCGCATTACAAAAAGGCTCATTAATAAAGTTTGTTGCTCCAACAGGTTATTACTTTGATACTAGTAATAATTTAATTGATGCAACTACTGCACTTGCTACTGGCGTATATAAGTCTTATATCTATGCTACAATAACAACATTAATCTATGATGGAACAAATTTTGGGTTAGGTAATTATCTTGACGGATCGGGTCCAGTAATATTAAATCAGTATATTCCTGATGGTGCATTAGTAGAAAACTATATAGCACCTTGGCAAAGCAGCTTTACCAGTGATGTTACAGCAGAAATTATTTCTAAGATAACCGCTTTTAAGAATTTTGGTCTATGCCTTGCCAATGGTGGCAGTGATTGGGCAGTAGTTGACGAAACAACAACAATTACACTAACAGATGCAGCATATAACATTGTTACAAATCCTTGGGTAATTAAATTTAATTATATTAACGATGCATATACAATTTCCTCTAGGTCTTTAAAATACATCGTAGAAAGTGTACTACAAACAAGATTTTATTTTGATAATGCTATTAGAGTGTTTGACACAAAAACAGGACAATTAATTGTCGATCAAGTTAGGATTTTAAAATCTAATTCTCGTCCTGGTGGTACTCGTCCGTACTTAGAAGATACTGTGTGTTTTGTTAATGCAGCAATTATAGAATCTGATGGGTATGTAGATTCAACTAAAATTGAAGTTACTTATGCTGATTCCGACAGCGATGGTATACCCGACAATATTGAGTTTTTTGAAGAACTAGTGTACAGTACTGCCAGCGAGGTCAATGTTGAGCCAATGGCAACAATGAGTAGTCCTGTTAGAAATTATTACACAAAAACTTTTTTAACTTTTTATGAAAAGACCACAGACGAATACCAATATGTACGGTGGGTTCCGCTAGAAAAAGGCACAGTAGTTATTTTAAGTACAATACCCGAAATTGTAACAGAAAGTGCAAAATATCAAAGCGGGCAATTGTTTTATTGTAATGCCGACGGAAAAATTTATAAATCTACAAATAGTGTGTTAGCTGAAACAACAGACTATATTGCTAGAGAGGGACGAGCAGGACTGCATTTCCAATATAAACATTCCAGTCCTGGCAATCGTCGCATTGATCCTAGTCCTAATAATATTATTGATTTATTTTTATTAACCAAACAATACGATTTTGATTATCGTTTGTGGGCGCAAGATACAACAAATACAGTAAGTAAACCTACTCGTCCATCGCCAGAGACTCTGCGTAATTCCTTTATAGGACTTGAAGAATACAAAATGGTCAGCGATACTATTATTTTTAATTCTGCTAAGTATAAACCTATTTTTGGACACGGCGCAGCAGAAAATCTTCAAGCTACGTTTAAAGTAGTTAAAATTGATTCCAGTTTAGCCAGTAATGCAGAAATTAAAGCCAGCTTAATTGCAGCGCTTAATACTTATTTTGCTGTTACTAATTGGGATTTTGGTGAGACTTTTTATTTCAGTGAACTAAGTGCATATTTGCATACCAAATTGGCTAACATGGTTAGCAGTATTGTTATTGTTCCTGTTAATCCTAATTTAAATTTTGGTAATTTATATCAAATCAACGCCGAGCCTGACGAAATACTAATAAGTACTGCCACAGTTGACAATGTGTCTATTATAACTGCACTTACTAGTTCACAACTTAATTCTATTGTAGTCTAAACACATGGCGCAAAAGAAAACCACTAACTTATTACCTGGTAAGTTTAGGACCTCTGCTAATAGTAAATTTCTTAATACTGTACTAGAACCGCTAATCTCTGAACCAGAACTGCGACGTCTTGACGGATTTGTTGGACGTCGCACAACCAGTGCGTTTAAAGTAGCTGACGGTTATCTCCAAGAGGATAATGCTAGTAGACAACAGTATCAGCTAGAACCTACGCTAATAACTCGTAATGCTAAAACCGACAGAATTAGTTCGACTCTTGGCTACCCCGACTTTTTAAATAAACTTCGCTATCTTGGTAATAGTGTTACTAATCAAAGTTTATTATTTGAGCAAGAGTATTATAATTTTAAAAATTATGTAGACGTAGACAAGCTAATTAATTATAGCCAATACTACTGGACATCACACGGGTTAACGTCAGTTCTTATAACCAGCACTTCTACAGTTAATGTTGAACAAGACATAATTGGAAAACTTTCTTACACCAGCACTAACGGTGTTGTTTTTACCAATGGACTAAAGATAAAATTTGCAACTTACACAGAACCCCAATCTTATCAAAACAAAGAATACATTGTAGAACAAGTAGGAATTGGTATAAAGTTAGTTGATGTTACACTGTTGTTTGATGATTACGCCGCACTTAATCCTGTGCCTTACGACACTGTTGGTTACGACATAAGCAAGTTTGACACAGACGTGTCGTCCAGTCTGGCTTCTACCCCAATGTATTTTGTTATCAATAGGTCGGATAGTTCTGTTAATTCGTGGGCTAGATCAAACAAGTGGGTGCACATTGACGTTATTCGCGCTACTGCTAATTACAATGGATTAACAGTTGATTTATCCAAATACACTCGCGCAGCCAGGCCTATTATAGAATTTCATCCTAACATTGCACTTTTTAATCATGGTACTACATATTACGGAACAGTTAATGTTTTTGATACTGTTACAACTGATCCATTAAGTGACGACTCGTATAGAGGTACACAAAATTCGACTGTACTGCGGTTAGCAGATGGTACTACGGTAAAAACAGGCGACAAAGTAATTTTTACCAACGCTACAGATTTATCAGTTAGAAATAAAATCTATACTGTGCGAATTGGCAACTTTACAGGTGTTTCTCCTCCTGTGAATAGAATTAGTCTAACTCCTACAAGTGCTACATTATCCGACAATGCTAGTTTAATTGTAAAGAAAATTTCCAGTGCGGCTGTCACTTATGTTTATAAAAATCAAACATGGGCTTTGGCTCAACAACGTGCCGGTACAGGATTTGCCCAAGCACCGTTGTTTGATTTATTTGACGAAAATGGTAACAGCTATGCCGATACTGATTTTTATCCAACGTCTACATTTACAGGAACTTATTTGTTTAATTACAAACAAGGAACAACAGGTGTAACTGATACTGTACTTAATTTTCCATTATCCTATCGCAGCATTGGTAATACAGGAGATATACAGTTTCAAAATTATATTTCAACAAGCGCCATACCTGATGGGTTATTAAAAACAAACAATGTTTTAGCATCTTGCTGGGAAAAAATTCAATATAACTCTTATCAACGACAACTTTTTGAATTTACTGCAGACAGCGACACACAAACATTTATGCTTGACATTAGTCCTATAAGCGGAATTAATTCCATAGACGTTAATGTAAATGGAAAGTTTTTAAACAGAAGTGATTTTAATTATAACTTGTCTACTAAGGTAGTGTCTTTTGATTATGTCTTAGCTACAGACTCTTTTGTAACCATTATGGTTAATAGTAACGAAGTATCCGCAATAGGGTACTATGAGATTCCTGTTAATTTAAACAACAACAGCGACAATCAAGAAATTGAATACGCTACGCTAGGGCAGCTACGAAATCATGCTGCAGAGCAATATCGTAATGCATCAGGCATTGCCACCGGATTTCCTGGGTTAATTTCTGTAAGAGATACGCCCATTGGGTCTTATCAAGGAACAATGCTACAACACAGTGCTCCTTTGCTACCGGCAATGTTTTTCTTAACTAACGACAGTTTTGATTTTATAGCAAGTCTGGACTTAGCTAGATCAACGTATAGTTTTTTTAAAAAACAGTTCTTAGACGCAATTGATATAGTACCGGGGTTAGATTTTGATGACGTTCCTTCTTCTGTTGATGCCATAATGGAATATCTTACAGAAAACAAGTCACCCGACATGCCTTATTATTACAGTGACATGATTCCGTATGGAGAAAATGTTACGGTTATTAAATATACCATCACAGGAAGGGGACAGTTGATATACGGTATAAATTCATATTTTGATGATACTGTACTGTCCTCTAGGGCTGTATTAGTTTATTACAACCCAACTCCAAGTAACGGTACTGCTACAACACAACAACTAACACGAGGCAAGGATTATGTGTTTAGTAAAACTTCACCGTCTATTGAGTTACTGTTTACTCCTGTTGCTAGTTCAACACTAGAAATAAGAGACTACGAATCAACTAATGGATGCTATGTTCCAGAAACTCCTACTAAAATGGGCATGTGGCCTGCCACTCGGCCCGAAATAACAACAGACTATGGTTATTTAACTGCTCGTACTGTTGTTATTGGTCACGATGGTAGTCGTAGTATTGCGTTCGATGATATAAAAGACAGCTTTCTTTTAGAATTAGAATTAAGAATTTACAACAACATCAAGCGTAGTTACGATTCAACAAGATTAAATTACAATACAGTTGTACCAGGGGGGTTTAGGTCAACTGGTTACACACTACGTCAAGTTGATCAAATCCTATCACCATATTATTATAAATGGAGCAACGAAAACGGACTCAGCGATTTGTTTGTTAATATGTTTAAAAACAGTGATCCTTGGTCGTGGAATTATTATAATCAAGTAGCCAAAAACGACACCAGACTCACAGGCTCGTGGTATTCTGTATTTCAATATTGGTATGATACAGTAGCACCAGATTCGCGCCCTTGGGAAATGCTTGGTTACACTTATATGCCTAGCTGGTGGGCTACCAAGTATGGTCCTGCGCCCTATACCAGTGGTAATACAATACTGTGGAATGACATAAGGGATGGAGTGCAAACTGCCGACGACGGAGTTACAACTACAATTAACTTAGCCTATGCTAGGCCCAGCATCTATAGTTATCTCCCTGTGGACAGTTATGGACAGCGTAGAACACCTCTGGAAATATTTGTTAAAATTTTCAATGGATCTATAACAAACACTAATTATAGCTTTGGGATGTGTGATCCGGTTGAACTAAGCTGGCGTCGTAGTAGCGATTTTGCTTTTGCTGCTCAAGCTGTAATGGCTGTGCTTAAACCAGCAAAATATTTTGCACTTATGGCGTAACGGCTGAAATTATAACAGTAAATATTTAATACCATGGCAACAAATTTTCGTAAATCTGATATTACTGTCAACGGCGCTACACGCGCCTCTGGCTATGCTAATTGGATAAGTGATAATTTACGCAAGAAATTTCAAAGCCCTGATTCTCTTACAACTGAACTAAATTCAGTTAGCATACAACTATCCTATCCGCTGGGCGGATACTCGAGTAAAAATTATTTAAAAATCTACGGGGAACAAAGCAGTCCGGAAGCTGCAGCTTATGGTATTTTAATACCAGAAGAAGATTACGATATTTTTATTCACAAAAGCCAACCAACAACAAAATTTGTCTACAGTGCTGTTATAATTAAAAAAACAAATTTAGGTTACAGCGTTTCTGGCTACAACACACAATTTCCGTTTTTTACTGTAATACCATCAGTAAATTCTAGCAATTATTACAGTATCAGTGTTGGCGAAGTTGGTGGATTTATATTTCAAGATTATGAAAATTATAACCTTGAGATTTCTTACGGTACTGAATTTACTAGCATCCAACAAGTAGTAGACTTTTTAGTTAGTTACCAGCGATACCTGCAGTCTGTTGGTATGCTGTTTGAAGATAATTCACTGGCTCTTAAAGAGCAACAAAATTTTATTTTAAGCGCTAAAGAATTTTTAACTTGGCATCAGCAAGGGTGGAAAGAAGGTAATCTTATAGTACTAAGCCCTGTCGGGGATACGCTAAAGCTCAATCTACTCAGCGGAACCACAGACAAAGTATTAAATATTCCTACTCGTAGCCATATACTGGATCAAAACTTTAATAAAGTTGACGTAAAACAAGTTGATATTAATCGATACGATAACGTTACTACTATTTTTTGTAAACAAATTACAACGATTGGACTAATAGTTTTAGATGTAGTTGAGTATGAGCATACTATTGTCTTTAACAATCAAACAATGTTTAAAGACATTATCTATCAACCTGAACTAGGTAATAGACAAGCTAGATTAAAAATAATAGGTACCAAAACAGATAATTGGATTGGTACATTAGATGTTCCTGGTTTTATTGTTAATATCAACAATGTTGACGAATGGGAAGCTAATAAAGAATACCTAACAGGCGATATTGTTCAATACAAAACATTTTATTATACAGCATTAGAAGCTTCGTTAAGTGCAACTTTTGTCAGCAGCCTGTGGTCTCAAATAGATTATAATCAAATCAATAAAACACTGTTGCCAAATCTTGCAACACTATCGACACAAAGCCGTCAGTTCTATGATGTAGATACTACAGTGCTTGATTCTAGTATGGAATTGCATTCAAGGGGGCTGATTGGATTTAGGCCAAGGGATTATTTTAACAAACTAGGGCTTGATTTAGTTACACAAACAAAATTTTATCAAGGATTAATTAGGGGCAAAGGCAGTGCTACCTCCTTGTCAATACTAAAAAATGTAACATTTGGTAAGTTAAGTAACTCAGTTGATATCTATGAAGATTGGGCCTTTAGAGTAGGCGAATACGGTGCAACAGACATTAACCAGTACATTGAAATAAATCTTGAAGAAAACAATTTTCTTTCCAATCCTGGCACTGGCACACTAACAGGCAGTCTTTATAAAAAGGCACGGAATTTTTCACTTGATGCATTAGTAAAAGTTCGTTCAATCAGAGAAGAAAATTTAATTCTCAGCGCAGGGTATGTAGACTATGCAGATGTAAATGCAGCTATTTTTGACATACAAGATTTAGCATCTAATAGCAGTGTTATTTCACTGATTTATCCAGGATTTATTATTTGGTGTGCACTAGATTATAAAAGAGACTGGAATGTTTACCGGGTAAGCGAAACTGGATTAACCTATAAGTCAATTACCAACATACTTGACAAACGGTTGATG